CTGGATACAGGGCGTCAGTAGCGAAGATATCGAACCGAAGGCGGTCCACTATTCGGAAGTGGCCCAGTGGTTCGGCCATGACTGCAAGTTCGGTGACGAGTGGAAGCGGGCGCTTGAAGTCGTGAGGCGTGAGGATCGTTGATGGCTATCACCGGGTATTCATCGCTTCAGACCGCCGTTGCCGACTGGCTCGCTAGGTCCGACCTGACCGCGTATATCCCCGATTTCATCGCGGCTGCGGAACAGGAAATATTTTTCGGCACGGATGACCCCGCGTTCCCGTATGACGGGTTGCGCGTTCGTCAGATGGAATCGACGGCGACCCTTTCGCTTTCGACTAATCCCGTATCCTTGCCGGCTGATTTTCTTGAGCAGCGCCGCCTATACATCAACGACACGAACCGGACGCCGCTTTCCGCCGTATCGCCTGAGCAGCTTCTGACGGACTATCCGAACTCTGCGACGGGACGGCCCCAGGAATTCGCCATTGAGGGAAACGGCGTGCGGTTCGGCCCGGACCCCGACAGCGCCTATGACGCGCGGCTGCTCTACTACGCGAAGCCCGACCCCTTGGCGACGACTTCGACCAATGGCGTGATTAGCGCCTATCCGATGGTCTATCTATACGCGGCACTCGCGGCGTCCGCCCCGTTCACGCAGAACGACGACCGGCTTCAGACGTGGAAGCGTCTAGCGGCGGCGGCTGTAAACGGGGCCAACGGGCAGGCGAAGGCCGGTCGTTGGTCCGGTTCAATCCGCATCAAGCCGGATCGGTCAGCCTAAATGCCCGTCGTTCCGTTCGGGGAGTGGACCCCCGATCAGCCCGATTTGGGAACGGCGATGGCGGACGCGCACAACGTCATCCCCGCGTCGCGTTCCTACCGTCCGTGGACGGACACGGCGAACTATTCTTCGGCAATCGGCGCGCGTTGTCAGGGTGCCACGTCGGGAACGGCGGGCGACGGGGCCGTGTATTCGTTTGCGGGCGACGCGACGAAACTTTATCGGCTGTCCGGCACAAGCTGGACCGACCTTTCCAAGCCCGCGAATTACGCGACGGGCGCGGAAGAATCGTGGCGGTTCTGCCAGTTCGGGCAGAAGGTAATTGCGACGAACGGTTCGGACGCGATCCAAGCGTTCAGCCTCGGCGCAACGGGTACGTTCCTCGATCTCTCGTCCGCCGCTCCCAAGGCGCGGCACATGGCGCTTATTGATCCCGGCTTCTTGATGGTCGGGAACGTCACGGACGCGGGCGTTGCGTATCCGAACCGGGTGCAGTGGTCCGGTATCGATGACCCGACAAACTGGCCCCCGCCCGGGTCGTCTACCGCCGTCGCGGTGCAGTCGGACTATCAGGATTTGCCGAACGGCGGGTGGGTGCAGAACATCATCGGACCTATCGGGGGTGCTGCGGGTGCCATCTTTATGGAGCGGTCGATTTACCGCATCCAGTACGAGGGGCCTCCGACGCAGTTTGGGTTCTACGAAGTCGAGCGCGCAAGAGGCACACCGGCCACGAACAGTATCGCGAACGTCGGCCCGATGGCGTTCTATCTCGGGGAGGATGGTTTCTACGCATTCAACGGCCAGTCGTCGGAACCTATAGGCGCGAACAAGGTCGACAAGTTTTTCTTCGCTGATCTCAATCAGGCATATTTCTCGCGCGTCATCGCGGCGGCGGACCCGATCAACAAGATTGTGATTTGGGTATACCCGTCCACGGCTTCCACGTCGGGAACGCTCGACAGCGCACTTATCTACAATTGGCAGGTGGGAAACTGGTCGTCGGCGGACTTCTCGGGGGAATTTATCTTCCGGGGTCTGTCTCAGGGTTACCTGCTTGACGATATGGACTCGTTCGGCACGCTCGACGGAATGTCGCAGATTCCGCTCGATAGCCGCGTTTGGCTTGGCGGGCGGCTTCTGTTATCGGCGTTCGATGGTTCGCACCGGCTGGCGTATTTCACCGGGTCTTCGCTAGAGGCGACGCTCACGACGGGAGAACTCGACGGCGGGAACCATTCGCGGGTGTTCGTGACGGGCATTCGTCCGGTTGTGGACGGCGGAACGCCAACGGTTGCCATCGGCTATCGGGAAACGCCGGGGGCAACGGTGACCTATGGATCGGACATTGCGGCGGGCGCGGACGGTGTTTCGCCACAACGCATATCTGCAAGGTATGTCCGGGCGAGGGTGAAGGTTCCGGCAGCGACGACCTACACACACGCAATCGGCGTCGAGCCGCGCCTTAGAGTGGACGGGATGCGATGAGCGCGGGTTATCGCGGCGTCTCGCGGTCGATCCCCGGCGATTCGGTCGAGTCAATCAAGACGTGGGTTCTAGAAGCCGCCGCTGCGGTGAACCGGCACAACATCGGAAAGTTCAACGTCACGCTCGACGTGACGCTCACCGCGAACGCCGGAACGACGACCGTAACCGACGCGCGTATTTCAGCCGATTGCGCGCTTGTTCTATCGCCCAAGACCACGAACGCCGCTGCTGCAATCGGGACAACCTATGTCTCGTCGCAGACCTCGGGAAGCGCGGTCTTGACGCACGCGAACAACGCGCAAACCGATAAGACTTTCCGACTGGCGATATTGGGATAACCGATGGCCGCAACCTATGTTCCGCAGAACTGGTGGGACGGAAACATCTTCCGTATGCCCCCGGTCACATATCCCGGCCTCCCGCAGATCACGCCCGCGCAGGCGGGGTCGGGGCAGCTTACGGGACTCCCCACGGTTCCGGGTGTTGTTCAGCCCGCGTCGCAACTTCCGCCGCGCGACAGCGACAGCGGACGCGACGGTGGCGGCAGCACGTCGCCCAACGGGTTCACGTTCGGGGATGCCATCGGAGCAAATTCGACGGGTACGGGCTCGACGTTCTCGAACGCGGGCCGGAACTTCGGCATGGCGGGGAGCCTTCTCGGGTTGGCGACTGGCGTTCCGGGCCTCGGATTGGTCGGCAACGCCATCGGTACCGGCCTCGAAATGAACAATATGAATAATGCGCTCTCGACCGCGCAGGCGAGCAACCCCGGAATAAATTTCGGGACGCTCGGGTTCGGGAACGCGCTTTCCGCCATAGCCAACAACGCGACGTTCGGCGCGCTCGGGACTCCCTTGGGTGACGCATTCATCGGTGCCGCGACCGAGAACACGGCGCAACCCGGAGTGCCGGGGAATCAGGCCGATGACCCGCAGTCCTATACAGACGCGCAGTCGGGCAGCTATTCGCCCGCGAATAACCAGTCGATGGACTACGGCTACGGTCTTGATGGCGGCGGCTACGGTGGCGGCGACAGCGGCAATTCGAGCGAATCCGGCCACGAAGGCTCTTCGGATGGCGGCTACGGCGGGTTCTCGACGGGCGGCAGGGTCACGCAATCTCGGCTTCGAGGGCCAGACCCGAAGGGGCCGGATACGGGCACGGGGAAGCTACAGGCGGGCGAATACGTCGTCAAAAAGGCGGCGGTTGACCACTACGGACCGGGACTTCTGGAGGCCATCAACGCGAAGGCGATCCCGAAATCCAAGCTGCGCGGGTTACTGGCCGACTAGGGCCGACGCGAGATAAATCAGGAATTCCAGAACGGGAATCATGTCGGACAATATAGCGGCCCCGCCCGCCACGGTCAAACTCGTTCCGGTATTACCCGACGTCGTAAACGTCGCATGGCCCCATCTTGCGCCTATCGTTGAAATGGCGCTTGAGGGTGAAAAGAACGTGACCGCCGACGATGTTCGCCGGATGGCATCGAACGGCGAGTGCGCCCTATGGGCGGTTGTGGACGGCGATAAGGCACTCGCTGCCGTGGCGCATGTCATCTGGAACTATCCGCAGTCCAAGGCTCTGCGGATCATCTTCTGCGGCGGGAAAGACAAGGCCCGTTGGGTTCACCTGCTTTCCGAGATCGAGGAATTCGCACGCCGGGCCGGGTGCGCTGCGGTTGAAGCCGTGGCGCGGAAGGGTTGGGCGCGGGCACTTCCTGACTATCGACTGACGCATGTTCTTTTGAGGCGCGAGATATGAACTACATCCCCGGAATGCCGCGCGACACGACCCGCGCAATGATGTTTGGCGGCGGCTCGTCCTCGCCTTCAGGATCGACAACGGTCAACGCGAGTTCCGATCCGTGGTCGGGCCAGCAGGGGTTTCTTCGGAATGGCTACGAAGCCGCACAGAACAACATCCTGAACCGCCCGACCTCGTTCTATCCTAACTCGACGGTCGTGCCGTTTTCAAACCAGACGAATGCGGCATTACAGGGTATCGAGAACTACGCAACGCAGCCGAATTCGGTCATCAACAACGCGCAGTCGAATCTAAGCCAAACGCTGAACGGGGATTTTCTGAACTCAAATCCCTACCTCCAGCAGATGATCCAGCAGACGACGCAGGCGATTACACCGGCGCTCGACGCGAAGTTCGCGGGTTCCGGGCGGTATGGTTCCGGGGCCCATGCAAATGCATTGGCCTCTGCCGCGGCGGATGCCGGAACGCGCCTCGGCTATCAGAATTATATTGACGAGCGGCAGAACCAGCTAAAGGCGCAAGTCCTCGCTCCGCAGACCTACAACCTCGGCCTCTCGCCCTATCAGTCCCTTGCGGGCGTCGGCGGCGCGATGGAATCGAAGGCGGGCGAAACGCTCCAGGACCAGATCAACCGTTACAACTACGCGCAGAACGAACCGACGCAGCGCACCGGCCAATATGTGCAGGCAATCACGCAGGGCGGGGTCCAGCCGGGGACACAGACGACACAGCAGCCGTATTTCACGCAGCCCGCATGGCAGCAGGCGCTAGGCGCCGGGCTTGGTCTTGCCGGTACGACGGGGATGCTTTTCGGCAACAACGGCGCATTCCCCGGCGTCCTACAGGGTCTGTTCAAGTAAAGGAACCGCCGCATGGCATACGGACTTCTCGACCAAGGCGACCGCGAGCAGGCTCTGTATCAGGGGCTACTCGCCGCGTCTGCCGGGCTAATCGGCAACGGGCCGTCGCGCACGCCGCAGGGCGGACTTGCGGGCTTCGGTCAGGCTTTGCAGGGTTTCGGGCAGGGCTATCAGGGCGGACTCAATCAAGCCGTGCAGGGCAAGTTCACACGCATGCAGCTTGCTGAAATGCAGCGCAGGCAGGCGGACGAAGAGGCCATGCGCGCGGCATATGAAAGAATGCTCGCGCCCCCGCAGATGCCGAACGGGATGACCGGGGGCCCGACGCAGGCCAACGCGGCGCAACTCCCGCCGACCCCGACTTCCGGCATGTCGCCCGCGCAGGTCGATATGCTTCGCGCGATGGGACCGCAGCAGGGAATGTCGGTTCTCGCGCAGAGCCTGTTTGCGAAGCCCGAAAAGCCGACCGTGCTTCCTGCTGGCAGTCAGTTGCGCGACGCAACGGGGCGTCTTATCGCGGAAAACCCGCGCTCCGACAGACCGAACGAACTCGAAACCATGTTTTCGCTTGCCGGAATCGACCCCAAGTCGCCGCAAGCCAGAAGCATGGCCGAAGCAATTATCCAGCGGCGCGGAATGGCACCGGCAACGAACGTCACGGTAAACAATCCTGGCCAGGCACAGGTCAACGCGACGGAAAAGACGTTTTCCGAATTCTACACG